AGTTCTCAAGGACTTTCTTGGTTGCCCTGTTGGAGATGGAGACCGCCTCCTCTGTGGCTGCTGCCGTCTCCTCTTTCTGAATCTCTGCGAATGTCTTTCTCGCATTGGAAATCTCAACCGTGTTCTTTTCCGGCGATTCCGGATATTCTGTGATTTTGACAATCCTCTGCTTTTCCCTCGTCCTCGTTTTCTTTGACACAAGTGTGACCGTGTCTCCGATTCCGTATGAGAGAATGTCTTTGTATTCCTCTGACGCTTTCGCAAGGTCGACCACCTCTGCGGTGTATGCCTTGTATGGTCTTGACATTTCCTCAATCTTTGCTGTCGCATCCTCAATCAGACTTGTGGTATTGGTATATCTTTCGTCTTTCCAAACATACGCCTTGATTTTGGAACTGTACTGAAAATTGTCGATGTAATCTTTTCCGGTCAACCATTCCGGTGTGATGCCGTCCTTGCCTATCGGATAGATTCTTGTGTAAAAATCGTATGTGTCCGACTTCAATGATATTTTCCGGAGGTTCAACCCCTCCATGAAATAACACCCTTTGTCGCTGCCTATCCGGTCATATATGTCGATTGTCTTTGTCAGTGAATGGATGATGCACTCGCAGCGGTATGTTGTGAGGCACTTTTGCAGGACATCCCATGCGGTGACACTCTCCTGCTCGTCGATGGTTCTTTTCTTTGTGACTGTGCATGTTCCGACATGCCACCCCGTACCCTCGAACGCAAACTCAAGACACGCTTTGATTGTCTGTTCATCCGATTCAAACCCATACGGGAACGCCGTTCCCTCCAATTCCTCCACATTGAGGACGGCGGTGTATTTGTTGAACTGTTCCCCTTTTTCGACTGCTTTGAGAACAAATTCGTCCGTTTTAGTGCGTATATAATATTCTTCTTTGAGCAGGTCAACCAACGCTCCCGATGCAGGATAGTCAAACGTCAATTCCTTATCTCCGGAATCCAGTGTCGTGGTGATTGCCCTATCCTTGAATCCGGACAGTGTTCCGATTCTTTTCTTTTTATCATCAAAAATCTGCAACGCTCTCACCTCCTAAATCCACATCGGAGTATATCTGACCGTCACTCTTGCCTTTGTGTTGGAGAATATGAGTGCCGTTTCTCCTGCCTTTAATACCGGAAATTCCCACAAATCCACCTTGTCAAATGCGTTCGCCCCGTCTATCGTCACAAGTCCGGTTTTTGCATCTATCACAACCGTTTTTCCTGCTGCAAGGCTCTCAACAATGATGTCCTCTCCCAGTCCGGTGATTGTGTAATTCGTCAAGGTGCTTTTTGCATATACCTCCACAACGCACGGAGTGTCTCTTGTACCCACTTTATAGAACGATGCGGAGGTTTTCCCGTCGAATGTGATTGAGAGGTCGTCATCGACGAAAAAGCCGTCAAATTCCACGTTTACGACGTACCTCTGTTTCACATTCTTTTTCTCATAGTCATTTGATGTGATGAACCCGATATATGTTCCTTTGTAGCCGTCAAGTTCCAACCTGCACGGCTTTGTGAAATTCATCATAAATTCTGATGCAGAACGGATGATGCTGTTCCTGTCCTTGCCCTTGAAATAGATTGACAGTTTCAAATGACCCATCTGAACATCTGTCTCAAGTTCTGTCGGGAGTGTTGCTCCCGACAACCATTCATAATTATTCATGATTGAGGGAGGCTGCACATCGGCGGTCAACTGTTTTGCGTTGTACGCTCTGATGTCTGTTCCGTTTATCTTCATCGCCTTGTTTTACCTCCCTTTCCTTTTGTCTGTGACCATCTGTGCATCAACCCTTGACACGGTTCTGCTTGCAACCTCGTCTCCGTCGATGTATGTGTGATTCGTCACATACACAATATTTGATTTTTGAACTGCATCCAGTTTCTTGTCGAGGATGTTGTTCAATTTGTTATAAAATTCTGCAAGTGGCAAGATTGCCTCGTCGCCTGCCTCGCCTCCTACCATGAGGCTGCTGCCGTTGATTCCGAACACAGTCGGATTTGTCATGATACCGCCGGATTTATACCACTGAATCGAGAATGACGGGAGTGAACCCTTTCCTCCGATTCCGTATGGTGCTTTCCCTCCGCTCACGCTAATATGAGGCAGGTTCAAGTGTGGCAATGACCATTTGAAATTGAACGCCGATTTTATTCTTGACAACGCACCTGTCACCGCTCCGTGTGCGGATTCCATCTTTGAGGAGAATGATGATTTGATACTCTCCATCGCAGACGATGCGGTCGATTTCGCACTCGCTAATTTGCTTGAGAATGCCGATTTGATGCTGTCAAGTTTTCCACCTGTCAGAGTGTTCGCCGTACCCATGAGAGAGTTCATTGTGTCTTTTATGCCCGTAAACGTAGCAGACACAATTCCCTTGATTCCCCCGCCTTTTTCACTGTATGCGGATTTCATGTGGTCGAGTTTTGTTGACACATTGGACTTTGCTGTTTCCATGAGGGAGGTCGCTTTGTCCTTTATATTCGTGAAATCAGTCGACCATTTTGATTTTATCTCCGAAACTTTTGAGGAGAATCCGGATTTGATTTCCGTCAATTTATTCGTTGCATTATTTTTCCATTCCGTCATTTTTGTCGTGACGGTGGTTTTCATATTCTCCCAGCCTGTCGAGACATTGGACTTGATGTCTGAAACCTTTGTCGAAAAATTTGACTTAATTTCATTCAGTTTGTTCGATGCGTTGGTTTTCCATTCCGTCATTTTTGTCGTGACGGTAGTTTTCATATTTTCCCAACCATCGGAAACCTTTGTTTTGATTTCCGATGTCTTTTCAGAGAATTTTGATTTGATTTCAGATAGTTTTCCTCCGGATAAATTATCAACGAATGTGAATCCTGCTGAATAATATCCTTTGATTCCCTCCCATCCGGCAGCGACAACGCCCTTGATACCGCCTCCGTTTTCTTCATAGGCGGTTTTCATGTTCCCCAGTTTTTCCTTTGCCGTTTCGGTCGCTGCCGACATGACATTATGAACTGTGTCCTTTACGCCGTTGAATACTTTCGAGGCTGCTTGTCCTATTGTGCTGTTTTTTATGCTGTCACCGATTTCCTTGACCTTATTTGTGACCGCCTCTTTCGCTTTCGTGAACGCTCCCGTGATGGTCTCTTTGATTGCATTGAATTTTTCCTTGATGTTGCCCCATAATTCGGACAGTTTTTCCTTGACCGTATCCCAGTTTTTGTATAAGGCGACACCTGCTGCAATCAGTCCGGCAATCAGTGTCACAATCAGAATAATCGGACACAAGTTCATGACTGCGTTCAATGCGGTCTGTGCTGCCGTCATTCCTCCGGTTGTTGCTGTGGCTGCTGTTGTGGCTGCCGTATGTGCTGCCGTGGCTGCTGTTCCTGCCGTATCTGCTGCCGTTCCCGCTGCCGTGGCTGCTGTCTTTGCCGTAATCTTTGCGATTATCTTTGCAGCTCCGGACGCAAATTTCTGTCCGGTCGTTACCGTGTCGGAGATTCCCTTTGCCACTTTTCCGAATCCGATTGACAACGGACCGATAGCAGCAACCACAAGACCAACTTTGAGGACTGTTTCTTGTTGTGCCGGAGAGAGCGACGTAAACCATTTTGTCAACTCTTGAATCTTTCCGGTCAATTTTTCAATCATAGGTGCTGCGGATGTCTGTGCTGTGGATGCCAGTGTTGACAACGCCAGTTTTGCGTTGTTCATTGCAACCTTTGCATTGTCAATCGGGTCGAGTGTTCCGTTGTAGGTGTCCTCGACTGTTGAACCGTATTCCTCCATTGATGACGAAAGACTGGTGAGGTCAATTCTGTTCTCACGAATTGCCTTTGTCATTTCCGCAGCACCTTTTTTTCCGAACAATTCCGTTGCAATCTGCATCGCCTCGGTCTCTGTCTTTGCGTTCTTGATGCTGCCGATAGTATCTGACAACGCCTCGTCCATTGATTTTCCCTCTGATGTGGCGTTCTGTAATGCTTTTTTCAGACCCGCCATTGCTTGAGTTGAATCAACACCGTTTGCGTCGAATTGAGCCATTAAATTGATTGCTTGAGGCAACGACAATCCCATTTCTTTGAATTGTGCGTTATTGTCGAGGATATATCCCTCTAATGTATCAACAGAGATTCCTGTTTCCTGTGCCTTTGCTGTGAGCAGTCCTAACAGGTTTCCTGTCTGTGATGCATCGACGTTCCATGCTTTCATGATTTTGTCAACTTGGTCAACTGACTGTGTGACGTTTGTTCCGTTGATTGATGCAAACTGTACGAACTGCTTTGAGGTCTTTTCAAGTTCCGTTCCTGTTGTGTGGAATCTTGTGTTGACTTCTCCGATTGCCTCGCCTACCGTTGACATATCCTCCGGCATTGTTCCGAAAACATTATCCGCAGACTTTGTCAACCCCTCAAGTGCCTTTCCGGTTGCTCCTGTCTTTGTTACTATGGTGTCATAACCCTCGTCGAGTTCCGTGAATGCTTTGATTGATGCTGCACCAATGCCCGCAATTCCGGCAGAGACAACCGACATTTTCTTTCCGAAACTCTCCATCTTTGTTCCTGCCGTATCGCAAGCAGTCGCAAATTTTTCAAGTTTATTGTCTTTTAATTGCTCATTAACATTTTTCAGTTCTGCCTCCATATTCATGAGGGCAGTCTTTGACTTTTCTGTCTTTACTGTCTGATTTGCAAGAGCCGTCTCTGTTTTCCCGATTGCCGTTTCATTTGCCTTGTACTCCTGTTCGAGTTTGTCTAATTCCTCTTTTAAAGCTTTTGACTGCTCGGAGTTCTTCCCCGTCTCCTCTGTCGACTTTGCATAGGCTTCTTTCGCAGCGTCAATCTTTCCCTTGAGTTCCTCCTGCTTTGTTTTCTGTTCTGACAGTTTCTTTGTCAACTTTTCCTGTTGCTCACTATTTAACTGCACAATGCCTTTCTGCACCGTGATTTTTTGAGTGAGCGATTCGGCTTTTGCCTTGAGGCTGTCTGTTTCCGAACCGAACAACTTTGCTTTCGTTGCTGCCGTCGTATATTCCGCAGACAGGACTTTCATTTGTGCTGCTGCCGATTTCATTTGTGACTGGTAATCACTTGAATTTGCAGAAATTTTGACGCTTGTATAAGCCATTCGGTCGCCTCCTCTCTTACTGATTTTCGTTGATTGTGTCTAATTCAAAACGCAAGTATTCCAACAACGTGACAATGTTTTCTTTCATGCACTGACTGTATGAGTTTTTCAAAAGCCGAATCGCAATTTTTACAACACGGTCGACAATCTCCCCGCAGACTTTCCATTGATTTTCCTCCGGTTCTTCCAGCTCGTCCTCATATCCGTTTTCACGGTCGTATTCGTCAAATGCGGACTTTTCTTTCTCCACCTGTTCAACCTCGACAATGTTCAATAGTTTCTCTGCAATTATGTTCTGCATCACAAAATGAACCGTCTTGATTGCCGTTAGAAAATCAATCGCATCAATCTCCCCGATTTCCGCAAGTGTCAATTCATTCTCGAACAACTCCTGCATTATCTTTGTATTAAAAAACATCACTCCGGAAATCTTTTCCGTGCTGTTTTTCTCCATGAGACTGACATATTTTTTGTACTGCTCCACTGTTATGGAGTTGATAAAATATCTTTTCCCGCTGCAAGTGACCTCTATTTCCGGTATCACTTGCCACTCTGAAAATTTTTCTCTATCTTCTCCATGCGTTTGGTGAGTTCTTCCCCGATTCCTGCGTCAATGAACTGGAACTCAAGAATCAAACCTGCTGCATCCAGTCCGGTCTCCGGATTCTTTAATTCCTCAACAGTGAACTGGTCTCCGTATGCTTTGCAGACAAACATCTCCATTATTTCAATGTCCTGTTTTGTATATCTCGGATGTGTGTCAATCTGCTCCGCAATATCGAGATACTCCGTGTATGTATCAATCGACATTTTCGGCATTGTGAACTCTTTGTTGCTGATGATGATTTTTCTTTTCATGGTTTATCCTCCTGTTATATATCCCTTGTTACGCTGCTGCGTCGTTCTTTTCCTGCACCTTTGAAAACCAACTCTTGATTGCTTCTGCTGCCTTTGTGTTCTCTTTCACAAGATTTGATTCATCGACCGAAATCTCATACGCATTGTCAAGACTTCTCTCGTAGAATGAACCCTTGATGCTCTTTGTTGTCGGAGACAATTTGCCCTCTTTTGTGCTTGCCTCCTCACTGATTCCCTCTGCAAACTTTCCGGCGTATAACCATTTGAAATCATACTTTCCGTTCAGTTTTCTCTCACGCCATCCGACAGCGACCTCCGGTGCTTTGTCGTCGGCTGTCTTAATGAGGAAACCGTTCTCGTATAACTGCCCGAATAAAATCTGTCTGTCCTGTGGTGCAAGTGCATTGACCTCAAGTTCGACCTCTGTTCCCTCGTATGAGTTGATGACCTCCTCCGTTCCGTCATCGGAGTAAATCTTTTCAGAAGTCCATTTTTCATCAACTTTCGCTTTGATTGCTCTTGCCAGTTTCACCGGAGTTCCCGCAACATATCCTGTTGCATCATTCTGTGTGATTTTTGCGATGTAGAAATCCCTACAACCGCATGTTCTACTTCTGACAATCTGTGATACTGTTTCGCTTAATGGTGTTACTGTTTCAGTCATGTCTATTCCTCCATTTCATAAAATTTTGAAAATCTTTGTGCTTTCATATAGATTCCGTCCTCCGGTTTGGAATCGTCTCCGTTCCTGCCCTCAAACGAAAAGTCTTTTTCTTTCATGAGTTTCTTGATTTCCCTCGCAAGTTCAACCTCGTCACTCTCTGAAAAAATAGTGACCTGCAATGACAGCGTCACTCCCTCCGCATCATCATCTGAAAAGTTCTCGTCGACTTCTCCCAAATCCCACAAGGTCACATGTGTTTTATGGATGTTCTTGTCATACCACCCTTGCATGACAGTGATTCCCCTGTCTGAAATCTGCTGCAACGCACCCGATGCGTCTTTTATGATGTCCGGACTGTTCACGCTATCACCTCATTTCATTGTGTTATCTAAATAGGATTGATACTCCTGTTCTGCGATTTTTTGCAGTTCCGCATCTGCCTCACGCCCTGTCGCATAGATAAATTCTTGAGGCGGTCTGTAAATAGTTCCCCAGTTAATGAATTTCACATAAAAGTGTTCACTATTATCCGACTTTTCCCATCCGACATCCGCTGACGCTCCGGTGTCTTTCACCTTGACCGCCCCCAGTGGAACGCTGTCCGCTGCGTGTGATGTGACCGATGATTTTGAGCCGAATCCTCGACCGCTCAACTTTATATCTGCCGATTTTGGAATCTTCCCCGACATAATGCGTTTCACGACGGGTTCACCCTGCTCAACAATCTTTTTGTTGACCGCTCGGATGTCCTCGTCGCTTGCTGCATCTTCAAACGCTTTCACAAGTTCCTGCAATCCTTGAAATTCCATTTCAATTTTCATCGCATCCCTCCGGTGTCAGATTATGACACTATGCTCCTGCTCTACATTTCAACTGATATTTCCTGTCGTCCGTGAACATCGGAGACGCATCATATATCTTGAACTCAACGCCTTTGTACACCGCATAGAACTCTTTCAAATTCAGTCGGATTTCTTCCATCTTGTCGCACGTTCGTGTCTCAAAAACGATTGTGTTTTCGAGTCCGGTCTGCAAGACTGCGTATTTCTCATTTGTTCCCAAACTCTTGACCTCGCACCAACAGGAATAAAACTCCGTTTCCTCCTGCTGCCGTCTGCCATCAACAACGCTCGACACCTTGCGAATTATCTTGATTCTGCCCGTCATTGTGCTGCACCTCCGTATATTTCTTTCAAAAGCATTGAGGAGGCAGCAGAGGCAAGCAGTTTCGTGTCGCTCCGGTATTTGTCACGGTTGTCGTAGAGTTCTTTCACGGATATAAACGCAAGCAGCTTTTGACGGCTTGTGAGGCTGTACTGGTCGAAATTCGGAATCAGTTCCGTCATTTCCTGCATGGTCACATCAAACATCAATTCAAGGATTTCCATGTCGTCATCATAGTCGATGTGACAATATACCTTGCATGTGGCAATCAGACCGTCTCTGTATTTCTCTTTTTCTTCATCCGTCATGTTTCTCACCTGCTTTCAATAGCAGGACGGATTCACCGCCCTGCTGCTTTGTTACCCGTTGACAACCTCTGTGATTTCGCCCTTGATGACTGCATCTTTGTCAACCGCCTGCACATCGAAACGGTCACGAACCTTGAGACCTGTCATGTCCTTATCCCATAACCCCGCACCTTTGTCATTGAGGTCGATTGTCAGAACATTTCTGTCAAAAAGTGTGATAGCCTCTTTCAAGTCACCGCAGAAAACAGGATGCTTGTACCCGTCGATTGTATGACCATCGCTGTTCATAATCGGTGTGGACTTGAGTGTTTTCTTTGACAGTTTCACGATTCTGTATTCTCCGAAAAGCATCTTTCCCTTTGTCTGCTGTGTCGGGTCTTTCTGCAAAATATAGTTTCCGTCCTTATCCTTTAACTTGTCGAGGTAGTTGAAACCGCTCTGATTTGTGATGACGATTGAGGATTCTGCAATCGCAGGGTCTAACTGCTCATTGAAAATGTCCTTGAGACTGTCGAGGTTCTCCACTGTGACCTCTTTCCCCTTTGTCATTTCGTTGAGTACCTTGAGAATCATTGCGTTACGGGTTGCCTTTGTCTTTTTCGCAATCCATTTGTTGATGTACGCCATGATGTTGGCTGCTGTGTCCTCAAGCAGTTCGGCGGTCATCTTGAGGATTCCACCTTTTTTCTTGACCTTGTACTCAATCGGTAAAAATTCCGGCTCGTCCATCTCCGGAAAATCCGCAGCCTCGTCCACGTTGTCGAACGGTGTTGATTCTGCATCGACCTCAATGTTTCGTGTTCCGGTCTTTGTCACAACCCCCTCAACATTGACATACTGCTCAAGGTTGTCGGATGAACGACGCAGTTCGATGATGTCTGTTCGGATGTCCTCCGGAATAGTCACGCCGATTCCGACCTCTCCCTCACTTCCTGCGGTTGTGTCGGATGTGAGTGCGTTCTTGTACACCTCAACATCTGCCTCGTCTGCCTCTCTGTGCAGGAATCCCGCTTTTACGATGTTGACGAACGCTTTCACAAGGTTCTTTTTGTCAACCTTTTTCTCACCGCCGACCTGCTTTGCAGTGCCTTTGTTGACCTTGTCCTCAATACTGCCCTGCTCGTCCTCGTCCAAATCATAGAGGAGGTCGAATCTGTTCTGTAACTCCTTGAGTTCTTCCTTTGCTGCCTTTGCCTTGTCGAGTTTTCCGTCGTTCACAAGGCTCTTGACTTCATTTTTCTTGTCGTTAATCTGTTTCAATAACTTCTGTAATTCCTTATTCATGACTTTCTGTCCTCCATTTCTTACATACCGTAAAGGTATAAATCATCGAGAATCTCCCGCTTTTCTGCCTCGATTCTCTGTTCCTCTGCCTGTGTTGCTGCACTGTTTCTCTTTTCCAGTTCTGCAAGCACCGCATCGACAATGTTTTCTTTTTCAGTTCCCTTGAGTGCCTCCGGAATATTGTTGTATTTCTCAAAATAGTCGGATGCACACGCTGCGACTGCTGCCTTTTCTTCGATTTCGACATTGAAATACTGCTGCATCTTCTTACTGTCGAACCATGTCTCATTGCTCATGAGGCTCTGAATCTTGTCTCTTGTGACACCCTCCTGCACATGTTCCATGTAAACGTCAAGGATTGAATCCTCGCAGAGATTCAGCTGTTTTATTACTGCCTTGAAATCGTCTGCGTTGCCGTATGCCATGCACAACGGTTTGTGAATCATTGCTTGTGCCCCTGTTGCAAAATGCAGTTCGTCGCAAGCGAACATGATGACCGATGCGATAGATGCAGCCATTCCGTCGACATAGCCGACTTTGTGTCCGTCGTATCGTTTTAACTGGTTATAGATTGCCAGTCCTGCAAATACGTCTCCACCTCCGGAATTGAAATAAATATCAATGTCCTCATAGCCATCTAACTGGTTGAGAAAATCTGCGATGTCCTGCGGGCATCTGTCCTCCTCGTACCACATGGATTCCCATGTTGCCGATACAATGTCACCGTAGAAATACAAGGAACATCTGCTCTGTTCCTCGTCCTGCTCTAAATCCAAATAGCCGACATTTTCGACCTTTCCGCTGCGTTTATTCTTCTTTGTGAAATCAAAACGTCTCTTTGGCATGATTATTCACCTCCCTCCTGTTCATCCTCGTCCTCTGCCTTGTCGGTTTCGTCCGGTTCTGTTGCTGTGTCCGGCTGCTCTGCGTCCGGCTCTGTCTTTTCTTCCGGCTGCTCCGGTTCTTCGGTTTCATCCGGTTCGGATGCACCTTTCAAATATGCTGCTCCCGCCATAGTCAACGGAACGATGCTGCCATTTGCAAGCAAAACATCGCCTCCCTCCGCATCTTCCATGTCGAGTTTACGTCTTGCCTCATTCGGTTTGATAATCATTCCCCCGACACCGTTTCTCAAATATTCCATCTGCGTTTTTGAATCAGTGCGGAACAATACCTTTTCGTTGAATTTGTAATAATATCCGTCGTCTGCATCTTCATCCGGCAGTATTTTGAAATTGATTTCCTCCTCGTACTGCTTGATTATGAACAGTTCTGTGTCAACGTAGAATGATAACTGCTGCATTTCGCTGTTACTGTATGACGACTTTGAATAGTCGTTGATTTGATTCGGTTTCACCCCGAACGCTCCGGCGATTTGCAGTGCATTGTATTTTTTCAGTTCAAAGAACTGCGAATCTGTCAGTTTGATGTCGAGAGGTGTGAGTTTCATCCCCAACGGAACAGGCAGGATTTTTCCTGTATTCTTCGCCCCGCTACCGAACTCCTCAAATGACTTGACAAGTGCTGTTTTCGCTTTTTCGTTCAGTTCTCCGGTATATTCAAGAGTTGCCTTTGCTGTCAGACCGCTCTCATACAAGTTATTCATGAACGCCTGTGATTCGGATGCACCCGCAACCGTGTCTCTCAATATCTGCTGCACTGGTAGTCCTGTGATTCCGTCAAAACTGAATGATGTTTTGAAGTGCATGACCTCGTCTGTACTGAACACATATTGACGACCGGATGTCGGGTCTGTGTAGACATACCACAAACGCCCAACTCCTGCGAATATTCCCGCATCGTCAACGACTATCTGCACACAATTTGACTGCATAACCCACAAATCAACGATTTTGATTTCACCGCCGTATTTCTTGCGGTCAAACTTCTTTCTCATGTACACATAGGCGTTTCCGTAATGGTTGCGGTTGATTTCAACCGTGTTCCAAAATGTCGTTGGTGTCATAAACGGATTCGGTCTTTTTGAGAGCAGCTTTGATGTGTCCGTCGCCTCTGCCTCAATGATTCCCTTGTCCGTTTTCTGATAATATTTGATAGGCATTTTCGCAAGGGTCTCCGACAGCATCTTGAGACATGTGAAATATGTGACCTCTGATGTCGGTTTCCCTTTTCTTTTCAGTCCTATCCGTTCAAGGAACGACGGTGAGTTCAGTGTCACAACGCCTCCGCTGTCCTGTGGTTCACCTCTCCACCAATTTGAAATTTTCACTCCTAATCTCTGAAACGGATTCATTTATTTCTCACCGCCTTTCTTCATGTATTTTTCAAATTGCTCAAGCCATTCATTGACAGTCTCATTCACATCCGGACGGTATTCCTCTTTCATTGCGTGTTTCCATGCGTCGATGATAGCGTCAATCGGGTCGATTCTCTCTGTCGTGATGTCTTTGTCAATTTTTATTTCGCCGTAGTTGTTTGAGATGGTCTTTGCGTTTGCGATAGACCACACAAGCAAGCCATCGGCAGGAACAACAATCTTGTTTCCCTCTTTTCCGACCTCGATTCCCTCGATTTCCACGTTGCCCGCCAAAATCTCAAGTCTGAAATCAACTGTCGCATCGTTCAACTCTTTCGCTGTCTGCGTGACAGAGATTGAATCGAATCCCAACGCCTCAAGGTCTGACAGGAACGCCGATGCGTTGTGCGGGTCATAACATATCAACTGTGGTTTGAGGTCGTATTCTTTCACCAAATCCTCAAGATATTTGATGATGTATTTGTAATCTGTCTTTATTCCTCCCAGTGTCTCGGTCACTGTCACAAGACCCTTTTCAATCCATACGTCATAAGGTACTTTATCGGTCTTGATGTGTTCATCCACCCTTGAGGACGGAATGAACGAATGTGTGTGTACAAAATATTTCTTTACTCCGTCAACCATGAACGGAATCACGATTGCGATTGATGTCAAGTCGCCTCCGGATGACAGGTCAACCCCGACATAACATTTTGACCCTCTGAAATCCTTGAGTGATTTCAGAACGGCACATGCTTTCCATTTTGCGATGTCCTTGATATACAGTGAATTTGACCACTGCATCCACATATTCAACTGCTTTACGAGGAAATCTCGTAAATCCTCCCCGCCCATATCACGGGCGGTATGTGCAATCGGTATGAGGTTTTCAAGAGCATCCCTGTCAAATTCAAGAATCGGGTTCGCTTTTATCCAGTTCTCCGGAACATATCTGTCGTCATGCTCGTCCATCTGTGCGATATATACGAACTGACTGTCGTTTTCAAAAACGCCCTTTAACAGATTGCAGCAATATTCATACAATTTATAACAGGGTGATTTGAGGTCGAACCCTGCTGTCGTGATGACTGAAATCAATGCCGACTTGAGTTTCTTGATACCTCCCTCAAGCAGCTTGTACATCTGATTCGTCTTGTGTGCGTGATACTCGTCGACAATTCCCAAATACGCACGGTGTCCGTCAAGCGACTTTGTATCACCGGACAACGCTTTGATTTCCGAATGTGTCAATAGACAGTCAATCGTGTGGTTGTGGTCATGCACTTTGAACCATTCCGACAAATCCTCGTCCGAATTGATGAATTTTGCGACCTCGTCAAAAACGATGTTCGCTTGGTCTTGCTTGGTAGCTGTACAAAAGATTTTTCCGTACTTGTACCCGTCAAAATTCCCGTAATAACATGCCAAAATACCGTTGATGAACGATTTTCCGTTCTGTCTGCCTAATTGCACATAGGACGTTCTGAACCGTCTGTATGATTTTTCCTTTGTTCTCCACCCGTTGAGTGACCCTAAAATAAAGCACTGGAACGGATATGCGGTCACATGCTCGTTTTCTTCGCCCTCTGCAATGGTCAATTCCTCTGCGAAATTGATGATTTCCTCTGACTTTTCAACGTCGAAATAGTATTTGTACGGTGCTGCTTTCGATTTCTCAATGTCGTCGAGGTGTCTTTGACATGCAAGTCGGACATATTCTCCGGCTGTTATCTTGCCCGAAACAACATCAAGGGCGTATTGTGTGCAGCGGTCTTGTGTTTCTCCTGTTTTCGCCATACCTTAATTTGCATATTTCGCAAATTTATTCTCCGGCTTTTGCTGCTGTGGTTTCGGTACGACCAAACGGCAGCGTGAGGAGACTGTCAATCCGAAATCCGATGCTCCCTGTCTGCACTGTTTCATGCAGCGGTCTTGAATAATCATGAGACGCTCACGTTCACCGTTCACGACCTGCCTTGTACCGACCTGCACACGTTCTTTTTCTCCCGTGTCCGGATTCGTCTTTGTCTCATATACCGGAACATCCTCCATCAATGGAGTTGTTCTGATTTGCTGCGTGATTTCGATGTACTGGTCTTGTGCAATGAGTAATCTCGCCAGTGCATCGCAGTCAACATTCGCAATCAGTTTGATTTCAAGTAATTCTTTCGCAATCTTCCGGAACTTTTTCTTTTGCTCCGGTGTCAAATATGACGGAGGTTTCACTTTGTCGTTCGGTGCTACAACCTCGGCGTTTTTTCGTGCCTCAATTTCTGCTTTTGTGAGGTGTTTTCGCCCGTTCATAACAACCAAATCCGTGGGTTGTCTCTGTCCTGCCATGTAGCAACAAACCCCCTTTCCGTCAACATTTCAGTGATTTTGTGTCACATTCTGACACCCCTTTCGGATGCACCTGTCTACTGAAATTCCCGTGGGGAGTTTTCTCCAAACAAAAGAGGGGGTGCGACTAGAAATGAATCGTACAAAACTTTTTTATATCCCCCTGCCTCTCGAAAGTGGTACTCAATCAGTGACCTCAACTGTTTCTGTGTTGCTCTCATGCTCGCTTTGCTCTGCTTATACAGAGCAGTGATTGTGTTGTGTGTCTTATGGTTGAGAGGTATGAGGTTGAACGGATTCAAGCGTTGTTCCCAGTCGTCCTCAAGTTCAACTATGTGGTGTACTGGTTCGCATGTGAGTAGTTCATTCTCGACATACAATGCGTATATATCCACGTTGTCATAGACCTCAATGATATGCTCCCGCATCGCCCGCCATTCCTTTGACACATAGAACTCGGCTGCTCTCTTGTCTCGCCGTGTGTTGTTGTATATCATGTGCCTCGACTGCTGCCGTTGCTCACATTCCTCGCACATCTTTACTGACTGTGGAATCAACTTGCCACACCTGCATGATTTCAAAAGCATCTGCGTTCTCCTCTCTTCATTGGTTCTCCTGTCCTGTTATCCACAAGAGGCGGGCAGTTATGCACATTACTGTGTACACTTACCCGCATATAACAGGAGGGCAAACAGGCAAGAAAAAAGCGACTGCATATCTGCAATCGCTCGTCTCAACTGTTCACGCTAACATATTATCACGTTTATTTTGCCTTTTGTTCACCCACTTTTTACCCCTATTTTCACCCTCATTTCACCCTGTTTTCACTCCGTTTTTATCATTTTCAATCGCTTTTGCACCGAATAATTTGATTGACAGGCGTTGAATCATGACCTTGCACCACTTTTTCGGTGAGTTGCGTCCGCATCCTGTCTCCCTTACTATATTCTCGTATGTCTTGCCCTTGATATAGACTGCCTCAAGTGCGTCGTACTTGTACCCCTCACCTGCTGCCTCTGCATCCTCTTTGAGTGATGCAAGAGCCTGTTTGAGATGCTCGAACAGAATGACCGTCTCTGCACGGCACTCTCTAACCGATTGCAGGAACGCTCTTTCTGCTGATATGTTGTATTTGCCTATATCCGGCACTTGAGAGGTCTCTGATACCGCCTCTTTGATGTACCGCTCCATTTCACGATAGTTTTCGAGATATAGCAGGGTTTTGTCAATGACTGTCTGCTCTTTTTCCTCTTTCATGCTTTTTCCTCGCTTTCTGCTTTCTTCTCATAGGCAGACCGTGCATTTTACGCCAGTTATTCGTGTTTTGGCGATTTGTGCATCTTTGCGAATCGCACATTTTCATAATTGCCGTTTTTACCTGCTCCGCTGTGACACCCGTTTGCATGACTGCCTCGACGAACTGTTCTGCCGATGTTTCGACCTTGATTTCCGGTCTTTTATATTCCTTTTTTTCTGTAACGCCTTTGTTGACTGTCGCCCTGTCTGCTGCCTGTTCAATCATGTCCGAAATCTCATTTTCTGTCTTTCCGGCTTTTCTGAAATGCTCAATCACGTTTTTCACGATGCTCATAATTCCCATATTATCACGCTCCTCCTTTCCATTTACGCAAAAGGGAGTTGTTCGTCAACGCCGTCCGGAATACTCATGAACCCGTCACCTGCATCCGTATAACCCGCATTTTGCTCCTGTTCTCCTGCTGCTTTCTTACTTTCTGCAAATTCCTGTTCCTCAATCACAACATCGGTCGTATATATCTTTTGACCGTCTCTGTTGGTGTATGAACCTCTGAATCCTGCCCGTAATAGCAATTTTTGTTCCCTGCTTGAAATACTTCTCTGCAAATTCGCCGTTTTTGCCAAATGCAACGCAGGAAATGAAATCCGCTGACTGCTGCCCGTCTCTTGCACCTCTGCGGTCGACTGCCAGTGTGTAACGTGCCACGCACATGGATTCTTGTGAACTGTTCTGCTGTGTATATCTGACATTCGGGTCTCTTGTAAGTCGCCCCATCAATATAACTTTATTCATTCGCCGTTTCCTCCCGTTCTCTCTGCATCACATATTCATTTTGCATTTTCTGCAATCTGACAAGTCCTTTTTTGAACTCAAGGTCATCGCCATTCATGCAGACATCGAATATTTTCTCATAATCAACAATATGGGTCTTGATGAACTCTGCCTCTGCTGCCGTCCTGCTCTCATTGATAAACATTCCCTTGACTGCCTCTTTTATCATTTCGCAATGGGTCTTTTCCTCCTCCGTCTGTGGAGGTGTGCTTGCAACCAAACGGTCATAGGCGTTGTCAATCGCTCCTGCAATCAATTCTCTCCAACCTTTGCCCTTTTCCCCGATTAACTGGTTTTCAATGTCCTCGAATCGGTTTCCGTGTCCTGCTGCCACGATGCGGATGTCCTTTTTGCCCTTTGCTGCATTCAGAATCAAATCGTCATCGTATGCCTCCATGTAATAATCAAATTTCGCATCGAAATTCTCTCTCGGATTGATGATGATTTCCGGCTGACTGCTGCCCTCCGTCTTGATACTCACTCCGATGTATTTTGCATCCTTGATTTTCGCATTGATAAATTCTGCCTTTAATGTGCTTTTGTTCATGCTGCTCCTCCATTCACTAATCTGTTGAGTAACTGTTCATACATGGTCTTGTATGTGTCTCTTTCTGTCTGCAATCTGATTGTCTCCTCTGATGATGCCATTTTTGCGATTTTCTCATTTTTCTCTGTGTTGGCTGCTGCATACTGGTTGACCTGTTCAATCAGTTCTTTGCAGTCTTTTTCCATTTCCTCGATTTCTGTTTTGAGGTGGTCAATTTCCTCCTGTTGCTCTTTGATTGTCTCATTGTATTTCTTCGAGGTTTTCATGTTGCCGTCAAGCTGCAAGGAAATCATGAGAGCGATGTCGATGTTCTCCATCTCTTTGTCTGAACACTCCCCGATATACGTTCCGATGCGTTCTGTTGATACCGAATAGACCTGCTCACATAAAACGGTGCTTGGTCTGCCTGTTGACCTCACTGTTACATGTGTCGGGAGGTCTGTTTTCGGCTGCGTGGTCATATATACAACCTCAACGACATTGCTGTTCTCATTGTTCTTGTCATTGCTTACAACGACCGCCGGACGGTCGGAGTGCTGTTCGCTCCCGCTATACGACACCCCCCCTCTGCTGATATAGAACATTTCGCCTCTTTTGATGTTATTCATGTCTTTTCCTCCAATTCTTCAAACTGTATTTGATGATATATGCAAGCTGCATCAAATACGGGTGTCTCTGTTTATAACTCATTCTGTCTCCTCTGTGCCACGCCTAAACCGATAACGCACCAACCGTCTGACAGTCCGCTGCATGTGATGTCATCGTCTTTGCAGGTGATTCTCATGTCTGCCGTCTCTCCGGTTGCTTTACCTGCTACAAATACTACTAATTTGACGACATTTCCGACCTTGAATCCGTCGTCTTTTGTTATCATGTACGGTTTCCTATATTCTCCCGTGTATTCCTCGAATTTGTCCTGTGACACTCTGATTGTCTTTATTTCCTCCGGTGCTGTTGATGGGAGTTTCTGCATCTTCTCCTCCTGTTCCATCTCACGGAGTTTTTTCTTTGTCTCACGGTCGATTGCATCCTGTTCCTCTGAATACCTCTGTTCGTCGGTCTTGTATGCCTCTGCACGGTTCTTGTACTGGTCGCATGAGGTACATGTTCCGGTCTTAACATTGCAAGTCTCATATTCGGTGCAGGAATAACAGAGAGATGTGATTCCCTCCGGATGAGGTGTCTCATAATCGTCGCCCGCTCTTGCCTCCGGAGGATTCATGCCGTTTTCTTCCGTGTCGGATTCTGACACCTGCTGCCCTGCTGCTTTCGCCTCTTTCATGTCTTTCACTTCTTTGTGTGTCAGTTCTCCGGTCTCTGAAAATTTCCCCAGTGTCTCACGCTGTTCATCCTCCGTCATTCCGCTCAATTCATAAGCTGCGGAGAATGTGAGGCGTTCTTTCTTGAGTTCCTCTTTCCATTCCGGAATCAGATTGTTATTGATTGCCTCAATCTGTGCAATCTTTGTTTTGCTCACATGCAGCATTGAGGAAATCACATCCCTCAATCGTCCGGATTGCAGGTCATATCCCTTGATTTTCTTTCCTGCTGCTTTCATACGCTCAAGAGATGCCTTGAGGCGTGTTTCCTCCTCAATCATGTCGGAAATGGTCTTTGAACGGTATGAGTTGGCGATGATAATTTCAACCTGTTCCTCGTCATCGTCCTGTGGTGTGGTCAATTTACTGGTTGCAAGTTCAAAATCTTTATACCCCTTTGATACGAGGTATTTGAGAGCCTCCCACCGTCTTTCACCTGCGACGATTCTGTATTCGCCTTTTTCGCACGGTGCATATACAAGTTCGAGGTTCTGTTTCAAACCGGACAGGAGGATGTCTCCTGCCAGTTCTTCGATGTCTGCAACACTATAAAAATTCATGTCGTTGCGGTACATCTTGAAAATTGAAATGTCCTTTGTGCGGAATCTTGCTCTCGGAGATTCGTCAATCCCTGCTTTGCTGTTCTTGTTGAGTGCGTCTTTCACGCTGAATCCTGCTGCCATCTGTTCACCCTCCTGTCATTACTCTGTGAGTTTCTGTTTTTTTGTCTCGGTACGTTCGACGTTGATTTCGCCCTTGCTGTTCTGCGAAATAGAGGCTTTCACGCCTCCACGGAGGTTCAACGTGACCTTTGCCAGTCCTCCGGTGTAAATTTCCTCAACTGCTGCCTTGAGAATCTTCACAATTCCCTCTCCGCATCTTTTGTCCGGTGTTGCTGCCTCTCCGAACAATACAGCGACGTTCTGCATCGCCTTTTCTTT